AAATTATGCTGTTGATCATAAACGGCTCGATATAGTTTGAATCAGTCCAAAAATACCCGGAGATATTGGTCGCCGTCCCCGTGAGTTGGATCTCGCTTGGTGTGCTGCCTTCTCCATCCCAGATAAACGTGTCCCAGCTCCCCCCTGAATCCCATATAGCCGGCGAAATGTCTCCAGTGTATTCTCTTGCTGGTTGAGCGGCAATCCGCATGCTCTCCGACCCGTACCCCAGATTGTAAGCGAAATTAACCGCCGCATAGGAGTCGGAATAAATTTCAGCCGATGCCTTACGATACCTCTTTCTGAACCGAGGAGATTTGGAAAAGTTTGGTGGCAACTGGATTTCTGCAAATATATTTTGGCCATCAAAAGACGGTCCTTTCTCTAACTGGTACACAAAACCATTTGTCGCGCCGATAAACTGTGCATCAGACCCGTCTGTAAACCTCCCTTCCGAAGCGCAAAAAGCAACGTGAGGGAAAAAGACAGGCATTGCTCCCATATACTTTCCATTGACAATGGTTATAAAAAGTGCTGCGCCATCAGAGAAAAAAAGTCTGTACTGACTCTTCCGCCGACAAAGCGATGAGCAATAAAGATTCCCCTGGTTTTGCTCTATAAAGGGAATAAGAGATGACGTGAGCGTCGATTGATCAAAATTCCCATAGGCCAGTGTCGATTGAAGTGATATCGCCCCACGGGTGTCCATCGCGAGTGTTTGGGCCATGTTTTGCGGTGAGTAGGCGATAGCCCCGGTCCCCGTGTTGAACGTCACCAGATTCCAATCAGAGTTGGAACTCCCATAAAGGATTCTCGTGTCATTGGATGAAAATACCGCAAGAGTGGATGTCGTCTGCGCCCCTGGCATTTGGATCATGCCGGTAATGGTGTCTCCTACATCCCATCGAAACGCCCCATTAAGCGCTGTGTAATCGTAAGGCAGCCCTGGAGAAGAAGCAAGGAAACCATTCCCAATGGCCAGGAAAAGAGATTCTTTATGTGCAACAACAAATTTCGGTGTGTCCGTTCCCTCCCCCGTCGCAATAGGGACGAATGTTTCACCATCAAATTCGAAGGCCGTATTTACTCCGTCACACCCGTACAAACGGTCTTTCCCTTGACCTGAAAAATTATGGACTACTGTCTCAAATTTTCCGCCAGGAGAAAGCGTAATTGGTGCCTGCTTTCCCCCGAGCGTCAGCGTCGTACTTCCTATCGTCGCCGCCCCCGCTGAGAAATCCCCTCCGGTAACGTCGTCTATAACAAGAATCCCGGCCGTGTCTCCAGCTATCCACAAAGGGTCGCCTTGCTGAGCGACAACCCTTTTCACCTTAGCGGAAACCATCCCTTGCGAAAGCGTTGCGCCGTCGGCCGGAATATTTGTCCCGGCTGAAAAACTAACTTTTTTAAAAAACTCTACTTCGTCCCACCCGGAAGACGTCGCCACATGTAGCACCGTTGATTTCCCATCTGCGGCGTCCCTGAAAGCATACACATCGTCGGCAAATAAAAATACCCCGCGCACTGCTCCTGACCCCGGTACTGCGCTGATATCTGATCGGTAGACAGCATAAGCCGCCGCCTGGTCAATGGCATATTGCTTCGTTGTCAATTCCTGCGGTTCGGCTATTAAACTCCCGACCTGTGTGGCCCCTAAATATAAACTAAACCCATCAGGAGTGGTGATCCCCCCCGTCGCCTTGGTGACGACGATCCTTCTTTCCATCAGTGTGCCGGATATGGCCGCAATCGTGCCTTCCATCACTGTTGTCACGCCATCTTTTATCGTTACCTCATCCCCGACTGAAACACTACCTGTGACGACTCCTGTAGCGTAAAAATAGCTTGACACTGCCGCTGACGGTGAAGGCTGACCGTCAAAACGTTCATATCCGTTTACCCGGCCATATCCACCCAAAACGCCGCACTCGAAATTCATTGCCCTGCGTGCTACACCGGATGATATCCCAAGGAGTGGCGTTACTTGGTCAAGTCCGCCCTTCATGACGACAATATCGTATTTTATGCCCGGCAATCGTAATCGCATTATATCAGTCCAGGCGCTTGCATCACTTGCGGTAATTGATTCCCTTCGAGCCTTTCCATTATCTCGGCATACTGACTTCCACCTTCTTCAATAAGTTCTGTCGCAGCCTCATACATGCCGTATCGCTTCATCGCCCTATACGCGATTGCCATATGAAATCTTGCTGGCATTGCCGGTGTGTCGGTGTCAGCGGAAAGAAGAATCGGGCATGAATAATACTCTCCGGAGACAGTATAGATGTCGTTCGGAGCAAGGGCTAAGACAAGATTCTTCGAAGGGTCGATGCAGACAACACTCGGCCTTGCATATACCGTTGTCCGCGCCCCGAGTAGCCAATAACTTCTGAAGGTATCGTAATTTATTTCATGTGGAAGCGGCGTCTCCGTATTGATGCCGGCAGAGGTCAGGTATATTTTAAAAGACCTGTTACGATATTTCCCGAAACTCGTAATACCGACTTCAGCCGCCGTATATGATCGTTGCCCAGCCACGGTCTGAAAAGAAAATGGGAATCGCATCCATTCCCAATCGTCGTGTCTTTCTTGGATTTCAAGCCAAGCTTGCGAGACATACCCAGATATCCGACGATCTTCATCGACCACATTGGAAAGTGTCGTTAAGTCGTCGCGGCTGACACCACAATCAAGACGAACACGGTTTACGATTTCCAGATAATTCATATCTGCTGCATCCTCGTTCTAAGCCATTCACGCCCCTTATCTGAGTCCTGCATGACGACAAACGGGTATTTAGGCGAGACATGCCGCTGAATTGACCGCGTTTTCTCCCCGGCCCCGATAAAAACCTCAGGCGTCGTCACCCGCACTTCCATAACAATCAGGCAATCGAGGAACTTCCTTTTTGTTCTCTTCGGGACTCCCCGCTGGAAAAAATCCATCTGCCCGTTGTTCCATACCTGGATGACCTGCTCGGCGTTCGGATCGCTCGTTTGCATCACCTCAACGGTCACTTCCTCTTCCATGAAGGCTAGAGCTGCGGCGTAGTCTTCGTCGATGCCTTTTTCAGCCGGGATAACGATATTATCCTTTTCAACCGCATCTTGAAGCGACTGCTGCGACGTTTGCCTGAATTCTGAAACCCGTTCTTGCGTGAAATCTGTAGAATTACTTTCTCGTCGTGACATATTCTTTTTTTGATCTCTAGTTTTGATTAAATGGCGCCCTCATTATCGAAGGCGCCATGCCAATTTGCTTTATTGCTCTACGAAATCTGCGGTCTTGACGGCAAAGTGCAGACATCAACCAAGGTATACGTGATCCCTGTAACGGATGACTGATTGCTCGAACCCATAACCCAGCCTGTCGTTGCATCAGCCGTTGACCCTGCCTGAATAAGCTCATATCCTATCGGACAAATGCCTGCTGGAATCAATGGGAACTCAGGCGCATTGACAAAGGCTCCTGCAGCGTCAAGCGCAACAATCTCTCCCTGCACAACCTTAAAAGCCCCTGAAGAATCAAGGCAAATAACAAAAACACCGCCGTAATTTGCCTTGATTCCTAAAAAAGCCGCGCCTGTCCCGTAATCTGTGGTTGGGGTGGCCCCGTTCGTGACTGCTGCCTTGTAATAAATCTTCCCCTGGATCGAGTAATCCAGATTCCCACCAAAAGAAAGGGTGGTGGTGGTCCCGGCCGCCAATGTCGGCTTCACAAAAAGCCCGGTAAACCCTCTTGCGTCTATTCCTTCCATAAACTCACCTCTTATTTTCTAATGACATTAAAGATCATTAATCGTTATTACCAAACTTGCTCCCGGCAATCAGCGTAAAGTCCCTTATCCCTGGGGTATCGATATACGATGTCACCCCACAAGACAATGCCGCCCCACCGGAGGCCATGACCATACTTCCACTCGAATACCCACTATTTCTGATAATCAAATACCCGAGACGAGCCCTATCAGCCACAAGGTCAGGGTATTTCAGGTTGATGTATGAGGTCGTGCCCGATGCCGCAGAAGCATCAATATCACCATTCACGGAAGACGTAGCAACCGAGGTTCCGGACAAGTACGCGTCCAGCCCTATTGCCACCTGCGAATATGCCGGCAAGGTGACTCCCAAAGTAATTTCAGTCGCCGCTGGCACTTTGAATGTCTGCCCTTCAACCATACAAACCGTTTCGTTGACAACTTTAACCTTTCCCGTGTCTCCAGTGCCAATCGCCAACCCGGCCACTTCCATGGACTGCGTTCGCGATGCACGGTAGAGCGGTTCAAGAAGTTTTTTGATTGCCGCCCCGTCCCCCTTATTGGCCAATGCGTTGGCCAACCGATCTAAATTAGGCATGTTTTATCCCTCCCAATCTTTACGCCAAACTGCTGACGCCATGCTCATACACAACGAACCACCCATTATTGAGCACAACAGCATTGAAGTACGTCGAAGCGCCAAAATAGCCGCGTTGCCCCGTCGGATCGTTTTTATCGATTTTATTCGGTGGGACATCATGAACATCCAGGGCATTCTTTCCACGAAGAGCCACGTCTCCATAGGCATTCTTCCCCATGATGACCGTTTGATAAACATCAATGCTCGTCGCGTTGGTGGACATGAGCCCTGTGGCGCCGACTGCCGCGCCGCTGCTTTGAACAGATACAAGCTCAGGAGACGCGATAAAACGGAATTCTTCCCATTTCCCGATCTCATGAGGGGACACTGGCTTTGCCGTCCCGTACTCAGCAACAGGGGTGAACTTAGGCAAATCACGGACATCGCTTTCAACGTCGGTATGGATAAAGACAAAAAAGCTTGCTTCTACCGGACTCGTGCCGAAATTTGGAGACGCGGACAGAATGCTTGAACATTTTTCCGTATGATTGCTTTTCAGCGTTCTTGCCGCCTTCCTAAGTCCTGTGGGCGTGATCTTGCCGTTTAC